ATTCTGTATAGCTTCATTTAACGCATATCCGAAACGAGAATACCCATTATCAATAATGACGCCATTTCTATCGCATCCGGCTTTATCAGAGTAGCTGGCACTATCTGCCCTGCCGGCACTATCTGCCCTACTGGCACTATCTGCTCTACTGGCACTATCTGCCCTGCTGGCAGAAACAACCGTTCCAGTCACTCCAATAACTATAGACCTGTTATCACCATCTGGAACGAGCCGAATATTATCGCCTGCCAGCAGATTCAGTGTATCCTTTTTATTTTTAGCAATCACGTACCCTTTGTTATCGGTACCAATTTTTACAGGGCAATGATTTTGTTGTCGCGGTCTCTGTTGTAGGTGAGCAGGTACCGCTGCCGCATTATCCATATATTCAATCTTTATTATGCCAGTTGCATTTGTCGTTACTGCCGCAAGAAATAAGCGTGCTACAGCTTTCCATTCCGTACTGTTATACACGTACATCTTCTGCTCAAGTGTGTTGAACACATGAGTATTTGTGACAATGCCGGAAGGTAATGAATCTGAAAATACCGGTTTTGTTGTTACACTCCCGTAAGACAAAGCACCCACATTATTTCGTTCTATAAACAGATAACTTGTTGCATTAATCGGCAACGTCCATGCACTGATTTTCTTGTTAATCGTTTCTACATAATCTTTCGCTCCGTTTTCGTCAAAACCGTCTGCCAGCGTTAAAATTACCGGAATTTTACTGCCATCAATGATGACCGATAGTCCGTCGCCGGAAAGAAAACTGTACTTCCCGCCGCTGTTTTTCCCGTATAAAATGCGCTGCCGAAGACCGCTCCCACCGCTTTTCGACCGTGTGGAAAGCGCATCCCCAATCGTCTTGATTTCTTCCCTATTCTTTAGTACAGCTTCTTTCGTGCTGTCTCCTTGCGGCGTCGGGTTCAAAGGATATTTTTCCGTATAAGGCATTTAAACCTCCTCGTAAGTATAATCAAACTGCCGCAAAGCGATAGCGCCCTTGGCAACAAATATTTTTATCTGTAGATGGCGGTTCGCTCCGCCGCCGATCTTATTTACTTTTGTATACTCATTGCTATTCAACCTGCCGGTTGCGTTAATCAATTTTTCATTCGCATAGTATAACTTTGTACCGGCCGCTTTGAATGTAACAGGTTTTGCCCGTTTATCGCTGATTGTAATGCTGCCATAACCTTCAATGCGGTTGCTTGATACAAAATTATATGAAAACAGCAGCAAGAATAGTCTTTGCGCCAATCTGTTCCCTGAAACAATCGACGTCGTAATCTGTTCTCCGTCGTCAGTATCGATTCCCGAACCCAACTGTCCTATCTTGTTGCCATATGCAATGTAAATCTCTTTACCGACTGTCAGGACATCATGCAGATCATGAACGAAACTTCTTGAAGTAAAAACACCTCTTCCATCTTCATATCTCGGTAGATAGTGATAAATAAACACATCTTGATTTTTTCCCGGTTTAATCCATAGTTGTTTTTTGCCGGGGATGTGCCACATTCTGGCTTTTTCTGTCGTGATAGTTGTCAACTGTGCATTGATATTAAGACCTACCTCAGAAGGCTGAATATTCGCATACGTGTTCGTTGGCACAAAGCTCATTAATCCTGCGTTCCCCAGATAATAACTTCGGTCATCAATGCTGATAGAACTACCGCAGCATAAAGCCGTTTCTGAAAGAGGATACACCGCAAGCGTCTTTTCGTGTGGATTGCCCACCACCTGGTAAGCTCTACCGTATTCTTTGTATACAATGATTGCCTTTGATAAGAAATCAACAGATACAATACAGCCGGGATCTTTATATCCGACTTCCACATATTGCGCAGAAGAAGCGTCGTTCGTGTTCGTTGTCCACGATGTGTAATCGCCAACAGCCGACCACGTGATACGGTGTCCATAAATTGACGCTACCATGACGGAGCCGGAATGGCTGCTCACAAATTCGCAAGTCGGACTTTCGTCTACAGTAGACAATACGCCGGCACCAGAAACAACCTGCAGCTTACCGCCGGACGCAATCAATATATCATGGTCAAAAGCGTGGTATTTCGGAGTGCTGTTACCGGTTAATGTTCCCAGCAGTGTGACCGTCACAAAATCAGCTGTTTTATATAAGTCACGGCCGCAGGAAAAATAATATTGTTTGCGGTAATTGTCATAATACAGACTTTCAATATCCGCCGTATGTGTATAAACCGTTCTTACGCCGGGCACCGTTTGAAGCGCACCGTCTGTCGAACTGTATTCACAGTTTATTGCTTGCGTTAAACTCTGCAAATCAATACTCTCTGCCGGCTTGCTCCAATCTAATCCCAGACGAAATCCGTTTGTTGAGGCAAAAAAACGCTCCCCCATATTAGCGCCCTCTTGCCGCTTGGATTGCCGATGTCAGATCAGCAATGAACGCTTTATCCGCATTGGCATAATCCAGCATTAATGATTTCTTCTTGACAAGAAACGAAACCAACTGTACCAAAATGAAATGGAAGATTTCGCTGAATGGAATTGAATCAGTTTCATTCGAAACATGCGGCTTTTTCACGGCGTAAAATACATCATTAACAGTCTTTCCACCGTACGTCTGGAAAGACCCATTCACAATGCGGACAGGATATCCCGCCGCCGGCACAAACGCTGTAAAATCACCGGGTACCGGATTATTGTCGTTAATGTCCATACTTTTTACAACTTCCCTGTCTTTCATCGGGATAAGCGCCATAGTCAAATAATCAATAGCCGCGTTAATATAGGGGATGTATTCCGCACTGTCATCTAAAATTTCATTTGTATCCAGATTAATCATCGTAATCAGTTCGCCTGCAGTCATACGGCCAGTACCCCCTCGCTATAAACCCACTTTCATCGTTCATCTGCCGCGCCATTTCTGAAATCGTATCTTCCCATCCGGAAACAAACGATAAGTCCGCTTTCAGGATCCGCGCTACCATGTAATTCACAAGAAGACTTTCTATTTCCGCCGGATAACCGCTTTCATCATCCATTTCTTTGTAATCTGCAGACGGGATATATACGACGGTCAATCCTCTTTGTGCCGCACTCTTCGCAGTAATGATTTTGTGGCCTTCCATCGTGTAATCAACGGGATGACCATACATGTCTTTAACTGAAATAATCTGCAATGCGAAAGAAGAAAGTGCAATCGTCGGTCTGTTCGGAACTCCCGTCTCCGTTACACGTAAAATATCCGGAATATACCGCGCTATAAGCTTATGCAGAATATGATTGCCTTCGTTATAAAACTCCAGAAACTGATACGGCGTATAGTTCACTTGCGATGTATCGCCCACCTGCATATACGCACGGTTAATCAAATCTTTTACTGTCATGGTTACTCCTTAAGAAAAGGAAAGAGGGCTGTAAAAAGCCCTCACCTTATCTCCATTGCAATTACTCTACAGCACCGCCGGTCATGACCTGAATCACGCCATAATCTTTGCTGTTGTAGATGGATTTTTCAATGCCGCCGAAGAACGCGATACCGTTCCCCTGTACATTGCCGTAATCATCCTCATCTTTAATGAAGCGAGCCTCGCGGGCTACAGCGAAGCATGCCGCCTGCTGCCCTAAAAGCAAGTTGTGAACAACATTTGCGGAAGACGCGCCGGTTTTCGTATTCATGACACGTTCATATTCATATAGCACGACGCCGTCATATTCGCCGAGCGCTCCGGTGAAAATCGGGTTTTTGCTGCCGCGGATTGCCGCATTCTGCTGTGCTGCCTGCCATACCGGATCTGCTTTCAAGTCACGCGCTGCCCATGTGCCAACAAGCATGATGTATTTCTCCTGCCCATCAATTTTAAGAGGTTTCACCATCGGTTCATGCATTTTTGCTTTGCGTTTCGCTTTTGCAATCAATGCACAGGTCAGCTTGTCATTAGCCGTTAAAGAAACCTCTGTTCCTGCAGCAGACGCAAACATTCTCTCGCCGGTTGTCGGATTAGCCGTCAGTGCGGAAATCAGCTTGTTATCTTTCCAGTCAGACAGCCACTGCACCAACACCCCCTTAATAAGCGGCAAGTTCGCATACGGGGATTTCTGATCATCCGCTTCAAAGCGTTTTACCGCATTTCTTTGCAGTACAGTTTTCACGCTGAAATCATACATTTTCAGCTCATCCTCATTGCCTTTAAGAGTACTGTTTCCGGAAACGCCTGCACCATTAAGATTCATAGCCAGACCAAAGAAAACTTCATCCCCTTTAGCCTGTTTCAAATCCTTATTTGTGTGCACTACATTATCCCCGGAAGTGGATGTAAATTTGTCGAAATAAGAGGCCTTTAGACCTTCTCTCCATACTTTTTTCGTCCAAAGTTTCGGGACCAACTTTTCAGGAATTTTAAATTCGTTTGCCATACATTATTCTCCTTTTCGTAAAAAATTAATCAACCACAGAGGTCATTAATTTGCTTTCTGATTTCCGCCGGAAGTTCATTCTCCCGGCCTTCATCGACATACCGCAGGATTTCTTCTTCGGACAGTTTTGCGCCGGTCGGAGTACCGCCGTTTAACGCGCTTGCTTTTGGCAGTGTTTTAGCCGTTTCAAGCGGATTTTGCGCAGGCGTGGTCATCGCCGATTTTACTTTTTCAGCAAAATCACGAATAACTTTGAAGTCTGCATCCGTGCCTATCCCCTGATCAATACGTGAAAATGCCGCATCAATCGGGGCAGCGTCTTTTCGCGTCATGCCGTCCAGCATTTCAGTGCCTTTCTGCCACAGCTCGCCGATATTCGGAATAGCCTTAAGCTCACCGATAAACGCTACATTTTTCTGATAGGTTTCCTGCCGCTCTTCCTGCTGGCGTGTCATCTGATATTCAATCCGTGCCTGTTCATGAAGAAGTTCCTGATACTTTTGTGCATCGGTGAACATTAAATCGGACGCGTCATCAATCTTGAGCCGACGTGCGGCTTCCTGCTGCGCATAACTGCGAATTTGATTCAAATCTTCCGGAGATAATACCGGTTTCTGTGACATGCTCATCTGTGAACGCAAAGTATTAGCCGCTTCTTCGGCCGCTTTTCTGCGAGCCCGTTCTTCTGCCAGTGCTTTCTTCAAATCACCGCCTGCCGGATTGTCTTCCGGTTCCTTCGGTTCAATTTCTGTTTTAGGTCTCGATTCAGGATCAGGATCAGTTTTCGGCTGTCCGTCTGCAGAATTATCTTCCGGTTTCTTTGGATCATTACCCGCTGAAGTTGCCGGTTCCGGATTGTCAAGACCTGCTTCTTTCAAATCTTCTGCGTCGAATCCTAAATCTTCTGCATTGAGCATTGCTTCGTTTTCCATGATTATCTCCTACTGCCGGTTTAACGACGTCGGCGGTCGAATAATTTTGTTTGTAGTTTACCGTCTCTTTTCGGACGAAAGAAAAAAGCCTTTTAACGTCGTTGCTTAGGACGATATATCAAGGCATTACTGCCCTAATAGCTGTGGCTGCTGTATCTGAATTTGTGGCTGCACCGGCGGAGCGATTACACGCCCTTTCAGTGCTAATCTTTCTTGCATAATCTGCTGTGGCGAAATATTCACACCGATAGATTGCAGCGCCGTTGACAGTGCTTCTGCCGGTAAATCCTCAATGCTTGCGCTGACTTTAAAGTCCGGCATTTTGGGCTGTTCGGAAGCTTGCTGCATACGCTTCTTGACGGTTTCCTTTTCCGGGAAATCCATGAAATCAAGAATGATATCCATTGGTATATCGACGCCCGCTTTCTTCGCCTCAAGCAACTGATACAAATTCGCCCGTCGTGCGGTAGCGCTTGCCTGTGATGTTGTGATCACAATGTCGAAATCGAAAGCGGATAAATCATACAGTACTTTCGTTACCGGGTCGCCGTTTTCATCCGTCACCGGCATACCGTTCTGATCTACCGTCTGCTGTTCTTGCATAGCCTGCCCCAATCCTGGCTGTATCTGCACAAACTCTTTTTTGCCGTCTTCGCCAAGAATCCGCATGACCTTGTTTTTGTTGTAAAATTGCGGAATCAGTCCCGGTGCATTTGTGTCCCCCCATAAGAGTTTTACAATCTGCAGTTCCGCTTCTTTCGCTTTGTCGAATATTTCCGCCGTCTGCACTGTAGTAACTGATTGCCTAAGGTCAATCGCCTTCCCGCTCATCGCTCCAATACTGCCGGACAGGCTCTCTGGAGTAATGCCTGAAATCGTGTAAAAATCACTGCTTGAGCGGTTTTCGAGTTCTATATTATTGACGGATTGCGCCGATGGAAGCCCATCGGTAAATGTCACGCCCGGCTTTAAGAAAATATTAGCGCCCGGCGTTGTAGACAGATTCTGAATTTCCCGTTTTTCTTTTTCATCAAACTGCGGTCCAGTCCAAAAACGAACACCGAGCGACTGCTGATTGACGATATGCATGCGCTGACTGCGGTTCTTGTTGAGTTCGCGCTGTGCGTCTTTTAGATCCCGCACAATCCCCGCCGGTTCCAATCCGTCATCTAAATCTTCACCGTAACCCGACAAGTAACAATACTGCCGCACAAGTGGAAATTGATTGTGCTTATAAGGACTTTCGCCCTCTTCAAGCAGAATTTCTCCGCAGAATGTCGCATATCTGATTTTTGTAACCGGGATTTCTTCCGGTTCTGCTCCAGACATTAAAAAAGCCGAATACAAATCCGGCTGCGATTCATCGACGATCATTCCGTCTGCAGAAAATATTTTCTTCCGTGTGTATTCTTTATACCAGTACTGCACCACTCGGAGCTTTTTCAAATCCCGCGAATACCAGAGCGGCTCTGTATTAACGGTTTCCAATTCGCTGTCATCGTATTTATGCGCAAGCATAGTAATTTCATCCGCTTTGTCCGCATATATTTGCTTCAATTTATCCGGACTTTCCCAGCTATAACGCCCGCAGTAGAAAGCGTCTGACAAATCATCTTCTTTGCATTCCGGATCCACAAACACATCAAAAGGACTGACATTTTTTATCTGTATCCGACCGTCCATACGGGCATAATCAAATTCATAACTGACCCAGTAATTTCCGACACCACAGATAACCGCATCTTTGAATGCCTTTTTCTTAACGCTTTGATAATTCGTCTTGTCAAAAGTGTACTTTGTAATACCTTTGGCCACACGTGCTACCCGGTCATCTTCTTCCGAGCGCGGCAGAAAATCCGGCTCCGTTTCATTCTGCGCTGCATAGCCGGAAAGAAGATTGACGACTGGACGGATACGGTTAATCGTAATAGCCGGACGGGATTTCTGTTTCATCACCTTTAAATCCGCATCCGTCCACTGTTTACCGCGCATGAAATCATAATCTTCTTTTGCACTTTTACGCCATTCGCTGGTTAGCTGCAATGCCCTTTTTACATTATTTCGCGCTTCGGATAAATCAAAACTCATTCGACAAGCTCTCCTTTAAACATCATTCCATACATCTGTTCAAGCTGCCACTGCGGCATCTGCGCTACGAACGCCGCCATCTCTTCATCGCTTTTCTTTGCCGGAATTAAAATCCCGTTCTCCATATGTTCACCGTACTCTGATTTAAGCACTCTGTATGCATAATCTCTTAATGCTCTGTCACTCATTACACGCCCCACGCCGTCGGTTCATCTCCTTTCTCATCTTCATATCTATACCCATCATTGAATGGCTTTTCTGCTTTTACCGGCTGAATCGGGCGGCTCATCAAGAAATATCTGACGCTGTCGTAACTATGGTCTTCTTGCTGTGTATCCACGTCCTCGACTTTGTGCTTATCGTATGTCAATGCCGGCAGCGTCCGTATCAAGTGATAACACGTTTTGAATATCTTGAGCTTTCGTTCTTTCAGCCTTAGATGTACCTGCATTTTCCCTGCCAGTCTGTCATTATCCGCCGGATACCATGGCACGCCTTCCGCTGCGAACACTTCCGCAATCGACGGCCCGTCATGTCCTGTTTTCTGCCAAATTGCCGGATCCGCAATGCCGAACTCACTGCCCAAATGTTTAATCTTCTGCGCGACTTCCCGCGCTGTTTCCTGCGTACCTGTATTGACAGTCCCCGGTTTGCAGCCGTACCATTCATTAATTACATAGACAACACCATCATAATCGACTGCATATTCGTATACCGCATACGGTTTACTGTATCCCCAATCCATAGACCGTCCGCGCTGCCAGCTTTTCGGAATTTCAAACGGTTCAACAACGTGTATATCTGTCCGGAACTCCTCAAAAACCTGCCCCTCGAATATATTCCAGTCGCCCTCACGATACGCTTTTCTTAGCTTATTCGGCAGCGTATCAAGCGCGTCACTGTATCCTGCAGGCAAGTACGGATTATCATCTATCCGCGCCTGTACAAACGCAATTTTATTTGAAAAATCCCGCATTTCCGGCGGAATATTTCTATCGATAAACAGATTCTTAACCCACATATGACCTTTGCCACCAGGGTTCGTTCCGGCAATCAGCTTAGGATCCTCAACACCGACCCAGCGAAGCCGCATGCGGAGAAAATCAAAAACAGTCTGTTCATTCAGCGTCAATTCGTCAATCGCGATTGCCGCAAATTCTGATGATAAATATTTTGACGGATTATCCAGATTACGGAAACATATCACACCGCTGCCGAACGCCGGATTTAATGTAAATTCATGCGTCGCTTCTTTGTAGCTGCCAAGCCATTCCGGAAATTCCATTTTTATCTTTGACAACTGTCTATCCCGCAGTGCCAGGTAGTCTTCACAAAACAGCCCAACGCGGATACCTTTTAATTTCAAATGCTTGTACCAGCTGATCAGGAGATAAACCAGTTCCCAACGCAATATATACGATTTTCCGCCGCCTGCTGCACCGCCATAAAGAATGTATGTATTATCCTTGACCGCCCGCATAAACTCCCGTTGTTTTGCCGTTGGATGAATAATGTCATTGACAAGATTAATCGTCTGTGCTGATGTCATCATCTACCACCAAATTTACACCGATATTACCAGATAATTCCTTTTCTTGCTTGTCGCGCCATTCCGGTTTTCGGTTCGTCAGCCAGAATACAATAGCTTTTACGTCCGGCGGTACATGCCGAGTTACTCGCTTAGTTACTTTCATTACAGCTTTATTTTTTGCATTTTTATCCGCAATCAGCTCCGATGTCGTCTCTATATAGTCATATCCTTTGGCTCTTTTTAATAATGCATTCTCAACTTCAATGTCAACAACTTCTTTCCCGCGCGATAAAGCCTCGGAAAATTCGGGAAACTTCTTAATCCATGTATATAACGTATCTTGATTAATACCGATATTATGCGCAATCTGCTCATTACTTAATCCGTCTCGCGCCCATGCCTGCAAGCGCAAAAGATTATCCGGAAGAAGCCACCTTGCATACTTGCCTTTTGCGCCCACAGTAATCACCGCCTTTTAGATAAACAAACGAAAAGCACGCACTTTGGTAGAGTACGTGCTTTCTTATTTCAGGGAGGAATTCCTGAACTTTTACACTATTATAATACCACTTTTGAATGTCTCATAATGTCTCATGTTTCATTTTTCGCGAAATTTCTTTTATCGCTTCATCTTCCAATCGATAACAATGACTTCTCACATAATGATGTTCCAGTGCGATTTTTTCCCAGAGCTCGTTCATGAAATATCTATCAATCATGATAGACTTCTGCTCAGGATCGGATAGCAGTGACAACAATTTGAACCCTTTTGTGATCATGTCACCGTATCGATTTAGCTCTTTTATCCGCAGTTCTTCTGATTTTGCCATCTTCTCTTTGAAAGCAATCACGATGTCTGACAAATCGGATGGAGAGCCGCCATCTACAGGCTCTTTATCGTATCTACATCCTCTGAGTGAGATCATATCCATCTCGCACTGCAAACGGTACTGATTCAGAGAGTCAATATGCTTTCTGCAGCGCCGAATCTCTTCAAAAAACGCTTTAATCTCGCCACGTACACGCTTAGATTCACAATTTAAATTCGTTTTCGTTTTTTCATAAGTCGGATCCGGATCATAATAGATTCCCAGTCGCATACCTTCCGCCATTCTATTTACCTCTTTTTGCCACTACGCATAAAGAACAAATCAATAATCCTACACACGCGCCAAACATACATCCCAAAACAAACATCATTTTCTCGCTCCTACAGAATTAAAATACTCTTTTGAAATTTTCCCCTTAAGATATACATGCATTATTAAATATCCATCAGAAAGCCATGGT